GCGTTTCGAGCACGATCTATCCGCGTTGGCGGAACTGGGCGTTCGGCTACTCGGCGGTCACCACGGACGACCTGGTGGTCAAGGTCAAGAAGGCCCTGGTCTTCACCCGGTTCCGGGCGCCGGTGCCGCACCCCGAACTGGGGTTCGGGTCGGGCGACTACCAAATCTACACGACCTACCGGGTCACCGAGCCGGCGGAGCGCCTGGCGGAGAGCCGGAACGACAACCTGGGCAAGGACCTGGCCCGGTATCTGAACCAGGTGACCATCGGGGGCGTGCCCATGACGATGGTGCCCTACCTGGAGGCGAACGACACGAGCGACCCGCTCTACGGCGTGAACTGGAAGACGTTCCGCCCGTTCGTCAAGAAGGGCGCGAACATGCGGCGGACCGGCCCGTTCCGGTCGGCGCGCCAGCACACGGTGCGCGAGGTCCACATCGACAACTGGATGAACTACGTCTGCTACAACCTCCGGCTGAACTGGGTGGGCAGCAAGGCGTAACCCGTGGCCCGCAACGGGTTTGGATAGCGGGCGGTTTTCACGGATGGCACTTGCGGAAAGGATTCTGCGATGTTTGGGTTTCTTCCCCACAATCTGTTCGTGCAGCACATCGGCCAGAACACGACCGGCCTGTCGCCGCGTCTCTGGTCGAAGGTGACGGGCACCCTGATGCAGTCGGACGGGAGCAAACGGCTCATCCTGGCCGGCGACGACTTCACGTCGTTTTACGGCACGGTCACCTCGAAGGTGGGCGACTACTCGGGCGGCTACAAGTCCTACGAGGAAACGGGCGGCACGATTACGCAGCTCGCGAACCAGAAGGGCGGCGTGATCGCAATCACCTCGGACGGGACGGACAACGACGACATGGCCCTGGCGGCCGGCGGCGCGACGGGCGTTCTCGGCGCGATCTCGGACACGGCAGGGGACGATCACGTGACCGCGTTCGAGTGCCGGTTCTCGGTCTCGACCGTAACGGACGACGCGGGGGCGATCTTCGTCGGCCTGACCGAGGAGGGCCTTGCCGCCGCGGCCAGCATGACGGACGACACGGGCGTCATGGCCGACAAGGACTACATCGGGTTCTGCTCGGTGCACAAGAACGGCGGGACCGCCGGGACGAACGCGATCCTGAAGTTCCAGTACAAGAAGGAGGGCGCGACCGCGCAGACGCCCATCGCGACCTTGCAGACGATGGTGGCGAACACCTGGTACAAGGTTGGGTTCGTCTACAACCCGTTCGCGCCGGCGGCCAGGCGGATCACGGTCTACCTGGACAACGTGGAGCAGTCGACTTACGTGACCGCGGCGGACATCGCCGCGTCCACGTTCCCGGACGGGGAGGAGTTGACGTTCTCGGCGCTGACGCACCAGGGCGGTGCGACGGGCGCCCACTCGCTCAACCTGGACTGGTGGGCGTTCGGGCAGGTGATTTGAGACTAGGAGGATTCCGTTGCGCCAGGCGGCGCCCGGTTTTCTCCATGGCCGGGCGCCGCCGATTTTGTGCGGCAAGCGGGAGTGGTGATGCGGTGTCACGGGCCGCCGGCAGAACACCGGCGGCCCGTTTTTCTAACGAACGGGTGTGACGCGAGGAGGGGGAGGCGTAACGTGATTCACGAGCACGACCACGAGACCCTGCTGCGAATCCTCCGCGTGGAGGCGATTCCGGAGGCGGTCGCGGCGGAGTACGAAATCCGGCAGTCCATGTTCCACCGGGGCGGCGCGAGCGGTCCGCTGGGCGTCATGGCCCTGGTCGACCTGGCGCGGCACCTGGGCCTGGCCCCGGAGCCCGATCCGGAGCAGGCGGCGGTCGCGGACTGGCGCAAGGTGCCCGCCGATGGGACGGCGCGGGTCGAGGCGCAGTTTTTCGGCGAGTGGGTGCCCGGCGTGTTCCTGGGGTTCGTCGAGGGCGGGACCGTGGCGGTCCGCCTCGACGGGGACGACCTAGTGCGGGAGTGCCGGCCCGGGATGCTGCGGCTGGGCGGCCCTCCGTTTCCGGAACCCGCGGACGACGCGGTGCCCGTGGCGGAGCAAGACGAGGAAAAGCCGGTCCCGGACGCCGGGGAGACTCCCGACTGGGAGGCGGTTCCCGTGGGAACCGTGGTGTATCTGGACCTGAACGGCGAGACGGCTGAGGGCAAACTGGTCGGCTACGAGGACGACGTGGTGTCGGTCGACGTGGACGGCACGGTGCGGCGGGTCCAGGCGGATGACGTGTTTTTGACGGTGTAAGCCACGAAAGGAACCCCATGGACAATCCCGATCCCGTGGCCGTGGCTGTACTGACGCCGAGCACTGGCATCTGCCGGATGGAATACGCGCAGTCGCTTTCGCGGCTCGTAGCGTATTTTGCCCAGGTGTCCGTGTTCGATGACGGCAGGCCTCAGACGATCACCACCGACGCGGTTATCGGTTCGGGAATCGGTGAGAACTACGAGCGAATGGTGCTCCGCTATCTGGCCGCGGAAGAGCACCACTGGACGCACTTCCTTTCGATCGAGGACGACATGCTGTTCGCGCCGGATTGCCTGCATAGGCTGATCCGGCATCGGCTGCCCATCGTTGGATGCAATTACTCGGTCAACAAGGGCGCGCCGTTGCGATTCACGGCGGTCAAAACGTGTATGCGAGATCAAATCGTCACGGGCCCGGATTCGACGGGCCTGGAGGAGGCGGGCCTGATCCCGCAGGGATTCACCCTTATCGCTCGGGAAGTGTTCGAGGCGGTTCCCCGGCCCTGGTTCCTGAACGGGTATTCGACGAAATCCGAGAAGTACGTGACGCAGGATTACGTGTTTTCACAGCTTGCGCGCAAGGCCGGTTTCAGCCTCTTTGTCGATCACGACGCCAGCAAGCGGGTCGAGCATGTCGGCCCGAAACGATATACCTGGGAGGACGCCTTCCGGGATCAACCAGAGAAAGAGGATAGCGGTAATGGCAACCTATCGAGAGTTGTACGAGTTGGGGTCTAACAGCGATCTGCGCAACGTGGTGCAGGTCGCGGTCACAATGAAAGCGCACGCCATCATGCAGGAGGCGTCGCCGTCCCCCAGCCGATTGGAATGGGCCAAGGGGGCGCTCGGCTCCGGAGCGCCGGAAGCGGCAGAGCTCCTGCGCTACGTGTTGGCGGCCAATAGTACGGCCACCAAATCGCAGATTCTTGCCGCCAGCGACGCCAGTGTTCAGGCGACGGTGGATGCCGCAGTAGATAAGCTCTATCCATGACGAGGTGACGCATGGCCAACGAAGCGATCCAGGTTTACGCGAGCCAGGTGACGCTAGAGGCGAGCGGGGCCTCCTGCGGAAGCGGAGCGTTTGTCGCGGCCGATGACGCGAATCTCGCCTCGGCGAACCACCTGAACTACCCCGAGGCGGACTTCGTGTTGACGTGCGACTTCGGGGCGGCCGTGGGGCCGGGCACCTACATCGGCCTGTACCGGCGGGACCTGAATATCGACGGAGCCGCCGACGCCCCGGTCCCGGCCGCGACGTATAAGCACACGTTCGTCGGAGCGTTTGCGCTGCCGACCGGCCAGTCGGCTTCATCCGTGTATCCGCTCGCGGACGTGCCGCTGACGAAGGAGTGCCAGTTCTACCTGGAGAACAAGACGGCGCAGACGATGAGCGCCGGTTGGGTTCTCAAGGCGACCCCGAAGACGATCAAGCCGGCCACATAGCATGTACCTGCCTCTGCACCGAGAACAGATGACGCAGCGGCCGGAGCGGTTCCGCTTGAATCGGCGTTCGCCGCTGTTTCGCGGGCTGGTGTTCGCGGGGCTGGGCGGCTTGGGATTCGAATTCACCGATCGGTTCCCGGATGCCAGCGACTTCGGCAACCACGGCACGCTCACGGACATGGACCCGCCGAGTGATTGGGTGTGGTCGCCGGAGCTGGGGCGGTGGGTGATAGATTACGATGGGAGTGGCGATTACATCAAAGTCCCGGCCGCGATCACGATGATCGGCGCAACGCAAATCACTCGTGCCTCGTGGGTGCGGTACGAAAGCACCATTACCAGAGCTATTGGCGGGCATTGGGGCGGGAGTAATGATCTCCGTAGTTGGGCTTGGCTCGCAAGTAGGCATGTCGATTATGACATTACCTACTATGCCGGCACGAGCGGCGGCTACCCGTATGGCCGTACTAATGCGAATGCTATAACGAAGGATGTGTGGCATCACGTCGCTGTCGTGTTTGACGGTGCAGGGGCTAACAATGAGTCGCGGCTTAAGATATATGTAGATGGTGTTTCTCTGCCATTGACATTTAGCGGTACAATTCCCAATTCTGTTGAAACTGCCGATGAATTACCTCTGATTGGCCGGCAAAGCGATAATCTCTCTCGGGACTGGTTAGGTAAACTCGGCGATTTTCTTTGTGCCAACCGCGCCTTTTCACCCGCCGAAATCTCTGCCCTCGCCGATCCCTCCAACGTCGATCTCCGCGTCGGCGGCATCCCGGCAATCCTCCCGCCCGCGCGACGCTGGTGGCCCGTGGCGGTGGCGGAAGAGGGTCCAACGCCTTGGCTCTACGCACGGCGGCAAGTACGAATCATCGGCGGAGGAATGATCTGAAATGTACCCGCGAAACGCAGCTTCTCCCGAACGAATCCCGATCGGAGCGGTCGTTCAGATCAGCGACGGGGCGGTGCAGACCTCCGGGGTTTCGGTCAAGGTCATGCCGCAAGGAGGCGCGGCCGCCGCGGCGGAGGGCACGATTGGCTACGAAGAGGGCATCGTGCATTACGTGCCGACGCAGGCCGAGACCAATTATACCTCGTTCATGCTGATTGCCTACAAGGCGGGCTGCATCCCGGCGTCGGTCGGGATCGTGACGACGGCCGAGAGCACGGCCGGCAAAGTGTCGCTGGGGACGAACCAGTCGGGCGTGACGATCGGGACCGTGAATACGCTCACCGGGCACACGCCTCAGACGGGCGACTCCTACGCCGTCGTCAACCACGCCGACTACGGCAACGCGAAGCTGGTCCGCAGCACGACGCCCGGCAACGCGCTCGCCGTGGACGCGAGCGGCAAGGTTGCCGTGCCCGACACCCAAAAGGTGGACCTGAACACGATCAAGACGCAGACGGTCACGGCCGGCGCCGCGGTTACGGTCGGGGCTTACGTGGGGCAGGCGACGGCGGCCCTGGCGGTCGACGCCAGCGGCCACGTCACCCTGGCCAACGGGGCGCACGGCGGGGCGGGGGCCTCGCTCACGCTGTCGGATTACTCGGACTTTCATGCCACCGGGTTCTCGACGCACAGCGCGGCCGACGTGTGGAGCGTTGAGGCTCGCACGTTGACGGCGTTCGGGTTCACGGCGGCGGCCAACGTGACCCAGATCGAGGGCCACGCGCTGGCCGGCACGGGGACGCAGATTGCGGACGGGTTCGAGCACTTCTTCAACGTCGAGACGCCCGCCAAGACCATGAACGACGTGGGCGTGGCCGGGTCGGGGCTGTCGGCTGAGGACGTGTGGACCTACGGAACCCGCGTGTTGACGGCCGGGACGAATCTGAACTTCTCGACGCACAGCGCGGCGGACGTGGTGTCGGCGATCGGCACGGGGACCACGTTGACGGCGATCCCGTGGAACGCCTCGTGGGACGCGGAGGTTCAGAGCGAGGTGCAGGACGCCCTGGAGGCCAACAACCTGGACCACCTGCTGAAGATCCCCACGGGCAGCACCGACATGACGAACGAGTGCGCCGACTACACCATCCTAAGCCGGGTTATCGCGGGCGGCGACACGTCGACGTTCAGCCCGGGGACGCATAACCTGGTGGCCCTGCGCAACCGGGGCGACGTGGCCTGGATTACCGCGACCGGCTTCCTGGACGCGGCCGGGGTGCGGAACGCGATCGGATTGGCCAGTGCGAACTTGGACACCCAGCTTTCCGGAATCCTCGGGTACGTGGATTGCCTGCCCGCAAGCTGGGTGACGGTTCCGACCACGGGCGAGATCAAGACGGCCCTGGAGGCGGACGGGTCGAAGCTGGACCACCTGTGGGAGACCACCGAGGACGATGGCGGGGTTCGCCGGTTCACGGAGAACGCCCTGGAGATGGCTCCAGGCGGGGGCGGCGGCGGCGACGCGACGGCGGACAACCAGACGACGATCATCACGCACTTGACGGACATCAAGGGCACGGGATTCGTCAAGGACACGAACAGCTTGGTGAACGTGGCGTCGGGCGAGGCGGTGAACATCCACACGGAGGGGACGAATATCTCGTCAAGCTAGATGGGCACGCGAACGATCCGGAGAACGTGGAAGGTCGAGGGGGTCCTGACGGACGTTACCACGGCCAAGCTGTCCGACCCGACGGGAACCTACGGGGTCAAGCGGGACGACACGGGCGCCGTGGTCGTGGCGGCGGGCACGGCCATGACCAAGGTGTCGACGGGCACCTACGAGTACAGCTTTACAGAACCCGCCGAAGGGCTGGCGTACACGGCTTACGTCGAGTTCGTTTACGGCGGGGCGACCTACCACATCGAGCACGACCTGCCCGCGCTGGGGACCGAGGACGACGACTCCCTGGCGGTGACCTACTCGATCCTGGACCGCGAGATCGGGCGGTTTCTGGGGTACGGCAGGGAAACGGCGGACTGGGCGGACGATACGGACAAGGTGACGGACATCGAGGACATCCGGAAGGCGGGGCTGCGCCGGTTCTACTACCCGCCCCCCCTGCCAGGCGAGAGGTACAGCCACGAGTGGTCGTTCCTGGGACCGGTCGCGGAACTCACCACGACGGAGGACGACGCGGATTACGACCTGCCCGCGGATTTCGCCGGCATGGTCTCGGCCACGTTGTCCTACGATCCGGACAGCGTGCTCTTCTACTACACGCTCGAGCTCACTTCGGAGGAGCGGGTGCGCAGCGCCCTAGTGACCAAGTACACGGGGAAGCCTACGATGGCGGCCACCAGGCCCAAGGCCCTGGATGCGACCGCGGGCACGCGGTACGAGATGATCCTGTACCCGGTTCCCGACGGCGCGTACACGATCCACTACCGTTACCGGGTCAACCCGGCGCCGCTGACCGCCACGAACAAGTATCCCTACGGCGGGCAGGAGCACGGCGAGACGATCATCGAGGCGTGCCTGGCCGCGGCCGAGGCAAAACTGAACGACGGGGAGGGGGTCCACGAGAACCGGTTCCGGGAATGTCTCGCCATGTCGGTGAGTCACGATCGGAGGCTTGCCGCCCCGCCGCGTCTCGGGTATAATGGGGACCGGAGCGACGGGGGCGCGCCCCCGGACTCCCGGTATTTTGCGGACACGGTGGTCACGTACAACGGCGTGACCTACTGAGAACGGGGTAGTGACAAGTTGTCACAATAGGAGAAAGACCATGCTGGTGGAATATCCGGTGACGATCACGGTGGACGCCTCGGGGGACGGGATCGGATACGCCGGTTCGCGGATTCGTGGCAAGGTGGTCGCGATCAAGTACGAGTACGGGAGTCTGGAGGCCACGGTGAACGCCACGATCACGGGGGAGACGACCGGCGTGCCCATTATGACCAAAGAGGACCTGGCCCAGGCGAACGCATGGTTCTATCCGCGTGCGATCCCGGTCAAGGTGACGGACGGCGCCGCGTTCACGGACGCGGCGGTGGACATCTGGGTCTTCGACGAGCGGATCAAGGTCGTCCTGGCCCAGGGCGGGAACGCCACGTCGGGGAAATTCACGTTTTACGTCGATGAACCCCAGGTGGGGTGAGAATTACGGGTATGATGCGAGACGAAAGAAGGAGTTTGCGAAATGAGTTCGCACAACACGCTGTTTGAATTGTTTGAGGAACACTGCCCCTACGTCATGATGGACCCCGGGGATGCGGGAACCCTGGAGCCGGACCGGCAACTGGCGATCTTCAAGATTACCACGGCTGCGGCGGAGACCAGGACCCTGGCCCAGCCGACCAAGCCGGGGCTGATTTGTGCCGTGGCCATGGACGTGGACGGAGGGGACCTGACCCTGACGGTCACGGGCGGCTACAACCAGGCTGCCGACACGTCGATCACGTTTGGCGACGCGGGCGACTGGGTGGTGTTCTACTCGGTCGAGGTTGGAACGAGCCAGTATTGGCGGGTTCTCGGGAGCGAGGGGGTCGAGATTGGCCGGGTGGCCGCCGGTGCGGGAGCAGCGGCGGGCACGGGGGTTGTGGCGACGGAGTACGGCGGCAGTGGCCTGATCCACAAGACCGTGCTGACGTTGACGGACCACTCGATCGACATGACCGACGAGGCGGGTGTTGTCGCTCACGGTGGAGAGAAGATCTACGACTTCCCCGAGGGGGCGATCCTGATTCTTGGAGCCGTGGTCGACCTGACCGTAACCGCGGATTGCGTCGACGGTGTGAACACCGAGGTCAACCACAACTGGAACGGGGACTGCGCCCTGGGGACGGCCGTTGCCAGCAACAATAACACCTTGACCGGCACCGAGGCGAACATCCTGGCGAGCTTTGCCACGAACCAGGCGGTTGCCGCGGTGGCCCAGGTCAAGGGGCAGGGGTCTTCGGTGATTGCCACCACGCTGAACGGCGTGGCGACGGCCGCGGATATGTACCTGAACTACCTGATCGACGACTCCGACCAGAACATTGACGGCGGGAACGGCGCGGCCCTGCGGTCCAACGGCACGATCACGGTTCACTGGCTGAACCTGGGAGACATTTCCTAACACGCACGGCGCAACGGAGGCTTTTGCCATGCAGAAGGTATTCGTCGCATTGCCGGTCGCTGGCGACCAGGCGTCGAACCCGTTCGGACTAAAGAGGGCCATGCTCGAAAATGGGCTCGTGGGCAAACTGCCGTTTGCCTGCGAGCCCTACCTGTCGACCAACCTGTGCTACGGGTTCGACCAGTTGTTGGTCATGGCCCTGAACGGTGGGTTCGACTATTTCGTCATGGTGCACGCGGACATCGTGCCGGAAGCGGGGTTCGCCTGGAAGCTGATCGAACTTCAGAGGGATTTTGATGCTGACATGGTGTCTGTCATGTCGCCCATCAAGAGCGGCGAGGGGGTCTATTCGTGCGGGATCGGGAAGCCGGACTCTCGGTGGGGTCCCCTGTTCCGGATCACGGCCAAGCAGCTTGCCGAGTTGCCGGACACGTTCTGCGCGGGTGACCTGGGCTACCCGGATCACCCGTTGCTGCTGAACACGGGCTGCTGGGTGGCCGATCTGCACAGGCCGTGGGTGCGCCAGACGCGGGTGGACTCCGAGGACGGGCGCAAGTGTTTGGCGCATTCGTTCTACATGAACCACCGGATCGCTGTCGACGACAACGGGCAGTTCCAGGTCCAGACTGCGAGCGAGGACTGGAATTTCTCTCGCGACCTTTGGTTGGCCGGCTGTCGGAAACTGTACGCCACCAAGGCGGTCAAGCTGCGCCATTGCGGCGGAGGCCGCTGGAAGAGCGAGGCGGTTTGGGGGGCGGAGTTCGACCCGGCGAGTATCGGTAACTTCATCGGGCCGACGGGGGCCTGGCAACGCGATTTCGAGGAAGGGGCGACGTTCGATCAGGAGTTCGCCGACGACCTGATGATGCTGATGGGAGACGGCGCCACGGTCTTGGACATGGGGTGCGGCCGTGGGGAGTATGTACGGTACATGCACGACAACGGGCACTGCTCGGTCGCTGGAGTCGACGGCAACCCAAAGACGAAGGACCTGGACTTCTGCTTCTGCCACGACCTGACGGAGAGGCTGTCCAGCCGGTTCGTGAGCGACTGGGTGCTGTGCCTTGAGGTTGGGGAGCACGTTCCCGAGCGGCACCAGGACATGCTGCTCAATAATGTCTCCACGATGGCACGTAAGGGCGTCGTGATCTCGTGGGCGCAGCCTGGCCAGCCGGGGGTTGGGCACGTGAACTGCCGCGAGCCGGAGTGGGTGGTGGCGCAGATGGCGGCGCGTGGATGGAAAGAGGCGCCGGATTTGTCCGCCCGATTGCGCAAGGCGGCGACGCTCCCCTGGTTCCAGAGAAACACCTTGGTGTTCGTGAAAAAAAATGACCGATCGGTTTCGTGACCTCCGGTTTCCCATCGCCGGCGTGGTCCGGCGCATGGCCCATCAGGATCGGGGCGAGCAGAAGCCCTACCCGACGCCCTGGGCGGTCAACGTGCGCGCCGAGGACCCGATCAGCGGCCGGCTCCGGGGGGGGAGCCGGCCGGGCCTGACCAAGTTCGTGGCGGACGCGGTAGGCACGTCGATCGGCGGGATCGTGGCCCTGGACCAGGTGACCGCGGCAGGGACCGCGCCGCAGCTTGCCATGATCGTGGACGAGACCCTGGGGGTTCACGAGGGCGGGGCGGTGTCGTTTCCAGCCGCGGTCATGCTGACTCAGGCCGGGGACGAGATGCTGACTCAGGCGGAGGACGAGATGCTGCTGGGCACGGGGGCCGTGCCCGCGTCCGGGTTCCTGGCGGTGCGCAACGAGCGGGTTTACGCGATCACGTCGACCGGAGTCGTGTCGATCAACGCGGCCACCGGGGAGGCGAGCGACCTGGAGGCGACCAAGGGCACGGTGCCCACGGGCTGCACGTTCGGGTGCGTCTACAGGGACCGCCTGTTCCTGGCCGGCGAGGACAACGCGATCTACGCGAGCCGGCAGGGGGACGCGACGGACTGGGATTACGGGGCCGACGTGGAGGACGCGGGCCGCGCCCTGGCTTTTCAGCTTTCCGGCGGGGGGGAACTCGGGCCGTTGCCGACCGCACTGGTGCCCCACGAGGACTCCTATCTGTTGGCGGCGTCGCTGCACACGCTCTGGGTGGTGCAGGGCGATCCGGCCGCGGGCGGCGCAATGCGGAACGTGTCGCGCAACGTCGGCATCGTGGGGCCGTCGGCCTGGTGCAAGGTGGATGGCGCGGTGGCGTTCCTGGCGACGGACGGCCTCTACCTGGTCGGCGCGGACGGTAGCGGGCTCCAGTCGCTTTCGGGCGACCGGATACCCGAGGAGCTGCTGGACATCGACGCAAGCGAGGTGGCGGTCAGTCTCGTTCACGACCATCGCCGGGATGGGGTGTGCCTGTTTCTGACCCCGGCGGCATCGGGCGGCACGCACTGGTTCTTCCACTTCCCCACGAAGAGTTTCTGGGCCATGCGGTTCCAGGATAATCACGAGCCGGTTGCGGCGTGCCGGTCCGGGGATGACGTGGTGCTGGCCTGCGCGGACGGGTATCTGCGCGTGGTGGGGGGGGACGACGACGATGGGGAGCCGATCGAGAGCCACGTGCTGATCGGGCCGATTCAGGCGGCGTCGTCGATCGCCACGTCCGTGCTGACCGAGATTCAGGGCGTTCTGGACCAGGCGAGCGACGGCGTGACTTGGCGCGTGGTGACGGGGGACACGGCGGAAAAGGCCGTGACGGCGGCGAAGACGGCCATCGAGACCTACCAGAGCGGCGACACTGCGACGGCCGAGGCGATTGCGTCCTACCGAGGGACGCTGGTGGCGGGGAGAACCAGGGTATCCCATCCGCGTGTACGGGCCCCCTGGATGGTGTTCTGGTTGCAGTCGACGGGAAAGTGGGCCTACGAGAATCTGACGATCGGGCTCACCAAGGCAGGGAGGTGGCGGTGATGGGCGTAAAATGGGATGACGTTTCGATCACGGACGTGACCAGCCTGGCCGGCACCGAATACTGGGTTTGCGTTCAGGAGTCCACGACGAAGCGGGTCACGGCGGACCAGGCGGCGGCGCACGCGGTGGACACTCTCCTGGCCGCTGACGCGGCAACCCCGACGGCGGGTGACAAGGTGGTGGCGGAGCGGGCGGGAACGGAAAAGCTCTACACCCTGGCGGACCTGGCGTCGTACTGCGTCGCGTCCGGCTGGAGCGGGGCGTCGGCAGCGGACCCGGTGGTGACCGGGGACATGGTGCTGGTCGATCGGGGCGGGACGGTCTACAAGGTGGACGTGGACACGTTGGTCACCTACGCCCTGACGGGCGTGCAGGCGTCGACGCTCGATATTTCCGGGCTGACGGCCGCGACCCTGGCGGGGACGGACCAGTACCTCGTCGTGCAGGGCAGCACGGCCAAGAAGACGACGCTCGCGGACCTGGAAACCAAGCTCTGGACGGACTACGCGACTTACGTGTCCGGGTTGACGGCGGTGGAGACGGCCGCGGACGGGGACGTGTTCTACACGATCCAGGGGGCGACCCCAAAGTACATGACCGGCTCGGTGCTGGCGACGTACATGACGGCCGAGATCAAAGGTGCCGTGGTCGACTCGGCGTGGGACGACGCGGCGGCTGTGACGGATGTTCAGGCGGCGGACGTGTTTCTCCTGGAACGGGCCGACGTTCGCAAGACTGTGGCCGCGTCCTACCTGGCGACTTACGCCCTGTCGGGCCTGTCCGGCAGCGCGGCCGTGGACCCGGTGGCGAGCGGGGACGACTTCCTGCTGTACCGCGGCGGGGCGGCGAAGCTGGCCGACACCTCGGTCATGGCTGCGTACTTTCTGCCGCTGGTGTTCAATTGGACCACCGAGACCTCGATGGTGGACGCGGACGAACTGGTGTTTGGCCGGTCGGGCACCGGCAAGACGATCACCTACGCGAACTTCAAGTCGGGGGTTCTGTCCGGGTTGCAGGCGTCGACCCTCGACATTTCCGGCCTGTCCGCCGCGACCTTGACGGCCACCGACGAGTTCCTGGTGTGCCAGACGGGGACGGCCAAGAAGACGACGCTCGCGGACCTGGAAACCAAGCTCTGGACGGACTACGCGACCTACGTGGCCGGGTTGACCGAGATTACCACGGTGGCCGACGCGCACAAGTTCTACGCGATCGACGCGGGGACGCCCAAGTACACCACGGCGGACGCGATTGCCGAGTACGTGATCAAGGAGGCGTACGCGGACGCGAGCACGGTGTCGCCCGCGGTGACCGGCGACCTGCTGCTGGTCAACCGGAGCGGGACGATCTACGACATGAACGTGGACACGCTCGTGACCTACGCCCTGTCCGGGGCCCAGTCGACGATCCTGAATATCTCGGGCCTGGACGCTGCCACGATCGCGGCCTCGGATCACGTGCTGGTCTGCCAGGGCAGCACGCCGAAGCGGGCCACGGTGGAGGACCTGACCGCGGAGGTTCACGGCGAGTTTGCCGACTACGTTGCGGCCCGGGACGCTGTGACCGCCTTGACGGCCGAGGACGATTTCTGCCTGGTTCAGGGCGGGGCGTTGATGCGGGTCGATTTGGGCGACCTGGCGGATTACGTGGTTGCCCAGGCGGGAGAACTGCCTTGGACGCTGGTGGGCTCGTCCAAGTACACGGCGACGCCCCCCACCACGTCGACGCTCACCATGTCGGACACGAGCGACATGGCGATCGGGAAGCCGATCCGGTTCACCCAGAGCGCGACGAACTACTACGCGATCGTGACGGCCCTTTCCGCCAACGCGAGCATCACGATCGCCGGGGCTCCGCTGGACACGGGGGCGCAGGTGACCGAGCTGCGGGTTGGCCAGCCGGAGACGGTCGAGCAGGTCGAGTTCAAGGTTTCCGGCGCGTGGGCGGCGTCGGTCCAGGACGTGCTGGCCGCCGTTGCCAAGACGTACTTCAAGTGGCAGCGCCAAGACGCCTACCTCGTGGCGATTTCCGCGGTTCACGCCACGGCGGACACGGGGGCGGCCCAGCCCAAGCTGAACGTCAAAGTGGCTGGGGACCTGGTGTCGACCGAGGACTCGAACGCGGGCCTTCAGTTGAGCACGGCGGGAACCTGGGTGGATGGCAGCGCCGTGGCGATCAGCGCGTCGAACTACAAGATCAGCCGGGGCGATGCCGTGGAAATCCGATGCACGTCTACGGGCAGCAACGCGGACGCCGAGGACTTAACCGTGTCCTTGGTGTTCGTCTTCGAGTGAACGGGCGAAGGAGTTGAGTAATGGCTGTCGAGAACATGGCCCCCATCGTGCCGATCGACTCGATGAACAATCTGGACCCGGTGCGGATCGGGTCCCCGTACACGACGCTCTGGTGGAAGTGGGCCCTGATCACCGACGTGCCGGAAAGCGCGTTGCCTTGGCTGCTGGCCCAGGGCTGGAAAATCGTTGCGATCCGGCAGGACGAAAGCACGACGCCCCCGACGCCCTACTACACGATGGGCAAGGAGGGTATGAACAACTGGATCATCCTGCAACACTTGATGAACCAGTTCACGATCGCGTACAACGAGGGCCGGCGTCTCAACGCGACGCGCTACAACGACATCGTGCGAATCTGGAACGAGATGATCGTCAAGACGACGGATCACCTCGACGAAATGGCCAGCGACACGAACGCGGCGCACACGCTCTACATCAACTCGTTCAGCACGCTGATGGACGAGATTGACGACGACATCGCGTCCGTCGAGAGCACCGTGGTGGCGGACAGCGAGACGATCCGCACGCAACTGGCGGCCTTCCTCGCCAAGCTGGCCGACCTGGAGGTCAACTACGCGGCCCATCTGTCGAAAATCGAGTCGGTCCTGGACGACATGGACGACGAGTTGACCACGCACCTGGCGGCCTACGATGCCGAGTTGGACACGCTCAAGGGGCTGTTCGACACGCACGAATCCGTCGTGGACGCGAAGGTCACGACACTTTCGGGCTACCTGGATTCGCACGCGACTAGTTACTTGGCGCTGCTGGACAAGCTGGCGGGCGATTTGTCGGACCACGAGACGGCGATCGAGACGATCACGAACCGGTCCGCCGCCACCCTGGCGTCGTTCAAGACGGTTGCGTCGGGGCTCATTTCCAGCTTGCTCACCGATTGGGAGGCCCAGGACAACGAAATCCGGGCGTTGCTGACCACGGCGGACGGCCTGCTGGGGACGCACGCGACGAACTACGAGGCCCTGCTGGCGCTGCTGTTGAGCGATTTTTCGAGCCACGACGTCGAGGCGCGGCAATATCTGATCGACCTGGGCGCGACGGAGCTTGCCCGGATCAACGAGCACTTCGACAACCTGCTGGCCAAGACGCGGCAGGAGTTGACGAACCGCGGGTTCTACTCGTCCGCCCTGGTCGCGCAGACCGACGCCCGGGTGGAGCGGGAGCGGGACGAGGCGATTGCCGCGCTGAACGACCGGCTGGCCCGGGAGAAGCTGGAGAACGCCCACCAGTTGTACGGGCAGCGGACCGGGATGCGGGACCGGGTGATTGCCGGCCGGGACCGGCTGCACGCGACGCGCCAGGAGGCGTTGCGCTACCACGCGGAATCCCTGGTTCGGCTCTACGGCCAGTTACAGGACGTTCGGAACCGCACCCTGACGGCCCGGCAGGCGCTCCACGCGATCGAGCAGGACATGGACCGGTACTTCGCGCAGGTCGAGAGCGACTTGTACGCGAAGGGCCAGGAGGTGCGCCGGATCGTGCGCGAGGGGCAGGAGCGAGTGTTCCAGTTGCGCAGCGCGTTCAAGCAGTGGGACGTGGGCAACGAGCACCAACTGTGGGGCGAGTTGGCGACGGTCCGGCAGGCGTTCATCGAGGGGGCGACCCGGCAGTACGCGGCCACCGTGGACGCCAACCAGAACGTGGCGACCCAGCGGGACCGGCTGTACGCGCACATTCAGGACGCGGTGAAGGGCGTCCTGGCGGGGCGGGAGCGGTACTCGCAGTTGACGCAGCAGAACGCCCAGTTCTTGACGGACTCCCGCTACCGGCTCTGCACGATGAAGATGCAGGTCGCCATCGAGCGGATGAAGCAGTTGCGCGAAACGCACACGTTCGAGATGGAACTGATGAAGTACCAGTTGGAAGCGCGGAACAAGTGGCTGGTCGATCTGTTCGGGTTCATGGAGCGGCGAACGGAC